AATTGAGGAACGCTCAGGATGTTGTTGTCAAAGTCAATGGTAACTACGAAAAACTCGAACAAGATGTAAATGTTTCAGATTTCAAGTTGTGTACAGAGGTTGTCTACATCGATTGTGCCGAGAGATTGAAAATACAAAACACCAAGAGAGATTATCTAATTACCCAAATTCAACAAAACACATTTGATGTCGGCGTTGGTGTGAATGAGGGTACGTTCAAACTTGATTTCATAAATCCAGTCAAAGAATTGTACTTTGTTGTTCAGAGACAAGGCACTGCAGGGGATGGAGTTACACAGGGGAATTTCGTAACACCATTTGATTATGATAATCTGTACGCGGTCATAGATGATAAACTCATTCTTTATGAAAATCTCGACTACCTCACACTCACATTTGACGGTCAAGATATTATTACACAGGATACTGGGAATGTTCTGTTTCTCAAAGCTATACAGGCGGCGATTCATCATTCTAAAACACAGTTGATTCGAAGATTTTATTCATACAGTTTTGCACTTCAACCAGAGGAGTGGTATCCAACAGGCCAAATTAATTTGAGTCTGATAAAAGAACAACTTCTCACGATGAACCTAACAAGTAGTCCTGATTTTGCACGCCAAATTCGTGTATATGCAGAGAGTTATAACATTTTACGCGTAAGTGAGGGAATTGCGGAAACACTTTTTAACGTTAAATATTAAAGATGAATATGCAAACTGGTTTTGGGGAATCCCAGATGGCGGAAGAGTACGTTAAGAGTATGATTGATATTCTCCTACCTGTGATGGAAAAGGGTATGTTATTCGCAGTCGAATATTCGAAAGCTTGTGGAAGAGATGTCGTACTTCCAGAAGACATGGAATATGCAATCAAGTATTGTGCAATGTATACAGTTGGTCAGGATATTGGTACGCTTTTCCCAGACATCTATGATGAAGAGGAGTCGGATGAAGATGACATCGAAGACGTCCCAGACGAGGACTGCCCACCCTTTGAAAGATACACAGGAGATGATGAACGCTTCATCATCATGAACCAGGCGTATGATCGTTGGGAATCTTGGATTCCTCAAAATCCGACAGAACAGATGTTAAAAAATGCTATTAATAGTAATGAGCACCTCGGAGCCTGAAGCATGGTCATTCTCCGAAGATAAGTTTAAAAAGTACGAATCTGAGAACAGCTCTAGTGAAGAATCATCTGATGATGAACAACTCTTCTCAAAAACAAGAACAATCAAAACAAAAAAGTTTAAAAAAATGGTAAAAAAAGAGAAACTCTCATTCGAATAATTTTCTCAGGATACTGTATAACATACACAATGGAGGCTGCTCGCAACCAAGCCGTCGAAACCGTCAACCTGGTGACCCAGGAGCTCGAGACCCAGTCGCTCAACGCGATCGTCGCGGGTTTCTCCTTCGCCGCTGCTATGTCCTGGATGGATCTCGTCCGCTGGGTCATCAGCCAGGTGATCAAGGTACCTAAGAATGGTGGTACCCAGTACACCCTCACCGCGATCCTCACCACCCTCCTCTCGATCGCTGTCTACATGATCGTGTCTCGCGTGTCCACTCGCGTGTCCAAGCCCGCTCAGCCCGTCTTTGCCATCACCCGGTAAGTTCTTTTGGACTTCCCAGACATTAGGGCTATCAATATCAACCCGAAAACTATGACGATACCGACATAGATTTTCCATTTATAAGGATCCTTTTCAGGGATGCTTATAGATGTCTTCTCTTCAACCTCCTTCTCCTTCTCATCCTCATCCTCCAAGGAAACTTTTGGTAGATTCTTTAGTTTATCCGTAGAACATGTAATTTCAAATTTCAATATATGTTCCTGATTCATAAAATCATAAGGAATCAATCTTCCGTGACTCATATAGAAAAATTCAACGTGAATGTCCTTGATGTATTTTAGGGGACCGGTATGATGTGTAAGAATATCATCGGCACCGTTAAAGTTTATAAAGTCTGAACCATCCAATAAGATGTGACCAGTATAAAATGGTGTTAACGTGTATACACTTTGTGTAAATTCATCTGATCCACTCGAAAGTTTCATAACGAGTGTATTCGGTCCTACAAGATTGACAGCACCCGAAGTCAATACATTACTCGTCGAAGCATAATCATTTGAACCGAAACCGAGTACTTGGTTCGGTGTCGTGGTCGTAGATGATTCTTTAAGGTATCCGTTATCTCCTGTGTAAAATTCAAGTGTGAAAGTGTTTGATGTACCAACATTTGAAAATGTCAATCTTTTTGTGTCTGTGTCAAAATTGACTTCACTAATATTGGAAACAGGTGGGGCGAGTTCAGCTTCGAGATGTGTAGCTAAATCACCACCAGTAGGATAATCAGCGTTCGTCAATGTAACAGTTTGTCCATCTACACTGAAAGTATTATTGGTTGCACATATAGTCAGTTGTGGTGTGGGAATACGAGCCGACACGAGTTTGATTTCGGACACATCATAGATTGGATTCTCTAGGGTAATGACATAGTTATTCGGATTCGAATATGTGTTGGAATAGGCATCAATTACATATGTACCTTCACTATCATAATACGAATTTGATGCGACAATCTCGACGCCGCGCTGACTACTATCGATAGATAGGTTATGTACCTTCATTAAAATATAGGGATAATATTTTAATGACTGTTTTCGTCTACATACAAAGTATTACTGGTAAAGACCGTGTGCAAGGGGGTTGTTCTGGAGCTGCCTCTTAGCCACATCCAGGTTTCTAGTGTTAGGGTTCTCGTTACCCTTATAGGCATTGAACTGGTGGAAAGGTTTCTGTTGATAGTTTTGGGTCCACGCACCATTCGCAGCACTCACACGACCATCGACACGAGTTGTATCTGTCCGAACCGCAGTGAGGGCGCCACCCTGCTTGAGTGCAGACTCACGAACGTTCATACGACCAGCGTTACCCATACGGTTAGGCTTGCCACGACGATCCTCTGGACGGAAACCATACCTCATGAGTTGTTCATTTGTCTTCGCAGTCACCTGAGCAGCAGCACTACTGGTGTACGCGCCGTGGTGGCTATGAATACCTGGGGCGGGTCGGTTGTAATACTCATACTGCATATCATTGCGATCAGTCTTGAAACGTGTAGGATCCTGGGACATTGTTTGAGCGGAAACGAAGCGTTTAGCCCCATTGAAACCTAACCCATCTTCGCGAAGGCCAGTCTCCGAGCGGTTCGTGGTACGCTTGGTCCTTTCGTGTTCATTGCGAGGCACAACACCCGACATTCCCTGAGCGCGGCCAGGCATAGTAGGCAACCTGGATGGAAGGTACGCAGTTGTCTCAGGTTTGTTGTGGGTGAGCTCACCAACCTTAGCCGAACGGCCACCAGTGACATCTCGAGCTGGACCAGTACGCCCTGGGAGAGTGGTCAACCTGTACGCACCAACATTTACAGGGTTGACCCTAAACATCTGCTGATGACCCCCAACGGCGGGAACATTGGCACCCACACCGAGACCTGGACCAACAAGTTGCTTTTCAACTGGAGAAAGATTGTTCATTCGACCGGTATCATACATACGGTTTCGCATGTTCAAGACTTCTTGACCACCACTTCTTTGTTGCTTAGAAATGTCGGCAAAGCTTTCCATTTCTCGTTTACGGGGAACTTCCATCGTTGGTTCGAAATTTGTAGTTTCGACAATTTCAGGAGTCTTTATGACGGGTACTTCATTATCAACCTTAGGTGGAACTGATTTAGTACTTAAGTTGCGTCCAGCGTACACGAGACCGGCTACAGCCATAAGTGAAATGGGATCAGCCATTCTTACTTCTTACCTACATTTTTATTAACATATCTTTGCTGGAAAAGACCGTTCTGGAGTTCGGCCCGTGTACTCGCAGGCTCATATCGAATCGTGCGAAGGGGGGTCTTGCACTCCATGTTGGACAGTGGGAACAAGTTGCGCTCATATGTCTGAACGATATTCTTGTTGAAACGGGAAGTCGATTGGGGACGAAGTTCATCACTGGTATTGATGTACTGAGCTGGGGAACCCTTACCCGCCATGTAGGGGGCGGTACCGTACAACATAGTGTTGGGTCGGCAACCACCACAGTTGAGGGTACTGGGCTGAGGATACACGAAAATCTCGTCAGTCGCCTTGACGGGAGGGACAGCCCCCTTGTTTTGAACTATGGAAAGACCAGGTTGGAGCTGATACGCCATTTATTATTACACAAGAATATTAATCTATCTCCCAAACATTCCCGAACGCTTATCTCCATTAGGTGCAAGACCGGCAAAAGCTTCGAGTTGGACACCACGGGCATCTGGGCTACAGAATTGTGTGTCACTCTTACACATCGGACCATTCTTGGGACCATAAAGCCACTCAGCGAAAGCTGTCTGATCTCCTGGAATTTTAGTTACAGGGTTTGAAATAAATTGACGCTCTGCGGCATTTCTAAGATACTTGGGCATTGGTGTGCGGGATCGCCCAGAATCGTAAGGGATGCGATCACTGATATAGTTGTTCACAAATGGCTTCACAGTGGGGTAGTAACAAGCCTCTAAACGGTTGGGGGCGTCAGTGTAATCTGTGATCAGTACATTTGCCATTGGGTTGTCCTCCGTTGGTTTTTGGCATGTGGAACCCTTGACACCCGAACCATACGTCTCCTTTACCATTTTAGACCTGTACAAGACAAAGATCACCGCAATCACCGTAGCACCCAATACGAAAATACGAGGATCACGACGAGTCAGATAAAGAATGCAACTGACATAGATGACAAAACGGGAAGCGGCGTTCACCCGGTCTTCTGGAGTTTGTTCCGAAGTTGGCCAAAATTGAGCAACCTGGTCGGCTCGAATGAGCTGCTGAGGATCGTCAAACCAGGCCTTCATTTAATATATGTACAGGTTTATTTTTTGGGTAGACCACCAAGCATGCTACCCATCATCTTCATAAGAGCATCCTGGTCCAGTTCACCACCATCAGTCTCCATCTTGTCAGCACATTCCTTAGCGATACTCTCAATCATCTTGAGGGTGTCGTCAGGAATGGACGTGATAGTAGTACCGAGCATGTAGAGCGTCTGGAGATACTGCCATGTCGCACCCTTGGTATTGACAGACATGCGCTCCCAATACGACTTGATGTTGAGATCCTTCAGGAAATCAATCGTCTCAATCTCCTTGAGTAGGAAAGATTCATCCTTGGCCGAAATCTTTTCAGCGTAAGGAGTTACACCCTTCATGAAAGCATCCACGACGAGACGTGGGTTTGTAGACTTCAGTACATCAAACGAAGTCATCATCTTCTTAACGCCTTTTTCCTCTGGAAAAGTCTTGTGCAATTCCACAAGAAATTGACCCATCATATCATTGAAAGCAGTGACAGACGCCATTTTCTTATTATATTCGTGTAATCTTTAAGTTTAGAAAGGCTCACTGGAAATAGTCTCACGTTGACCAATGCCACCAGAAATGATGAAAAACACCAGAATCGCGTTAAGAGCTGCGGGTTTAGTGTATTTGTTCAATTCCAACTTTCCTTCATTGTTCAAGTATGCTTTGAGATGAATGTACCCCGCAGTGATACCACCAGCAATGAGAGCGGCGCTCATCGGGTCGCGTAAATAATCGGAGATCTCCATTTAATTATACCTAGGATTTTTTGTACGATGCTCTGGTGCATCACCGAAAAGTACATCATCTTCTTCCTGAGGTTGCTCCACAGGTTCAGGTGCTTGAACACCTGGAACAGTCTTAAATTCATTCTCAAGACCAGTGGGCACTGGCTCACTCATAGGCTCTGGCTCACCCATAAGCTCAGACTCACCCATAGGCTCAGGCTCACCCATAGGCTCAGGCTCACCCATAGGCTCACCCATAGGCTCAGGCTCGGGCTCGGGCTCGGGCATATCATCTTCGATAACATCTGGATCAATGCCATCCTGAATCTCACCATCAAGGGAAATGTCACGGTTATCCTGAGACATGTATGTTTGAAGAATCTGTTGTACAGGAATCAACTCTTTCACAGTGCTTTCGATACAGGTGCAAAAACGCATAGTCAGTTTTTCGTCGCGCAGATATTC